GCACCGCCGCGCGACGGGTCCGGCTGCCCGCTGGCAGTTCCAGCAAAGCGTAGGAACATCTTTTGTCTTTGTTCGCGCTCTGCCGGAAGCTTTACTCATTTTTCAAAACCTCGTTGACAACGTTCAGCAGGTCGGCTGCGGCCACCATGTCTATCGGGGTTGCAGTGTCAAGCTTACGCTGCATGATGCGCTCGAGCGCGCGCATTATCCTGTCATCAACGTACTCACGGTTGCCGCTGTGGTCAACATCTGTGCGGTCCCGCAGCCTGTATACGTTGTAAACGAGACCTCCGCAAATGTAGTTGCATGTAACCCTCCATTCACTTTTCATTTTGTCTTCCTCCGTTTATCTTTTACGCCCATGCCGAGCCACATCCCGATGATGAGGCCGGGAAGAAAAAAGCCAAAAAACAGTCCGAAATAATTCATTTTATGCCTCCGTTGTGCTTACCTTTGCTTTGCTGTCATACTTCAAAAGGGCTTCAATGCGGTCAGCAAGCTCCAGCGCAAGATCGTGCTCAATGCAGCCCGGAAAAATGTCGCAAAGCGGACAGCCTTCGCAGGATCCGCCTCCGGCTGAGTAGCAGTATCGCGCTGCATCAACCAGCGTCCGCGTCGTTATGCGGGCATATATATTACACTTACTCATGCTTTTCATCCTCCGCTTCCGCGCTTCCGTCGGCGACAGGTACCGCGACGATTTTGTTATCAAAATATATCATCTGCTCGCAATATAAAAATCTGTCGGTCCAGTCTGCAAACTGCCGCGGGGTCAGGCTTGTAAAATCCTCGCCGGCAGTGCCGACGACCATAAACGTACCGTGTATGACGTCTTGCACTTTACCTCTGCTGTCGCGCAAAGCGCGGTTTGCCGGCAGGCCGACGAGTTTGCCTTCTTCGTTGCAAACTATTACGGCATCATCTTTTATAAGCCCGTCATGGACCACTTGGATGCAGCCGCCGACGATGTCCTGCATAGACCGTAGGCTCGGGCAGATGGTCGCACCGTACGGACGGAGGTACGGCTTTACGATCAGCACCTGTATAGGCTGATGCGTGCACTCATCTACGCAGTGTGAGCACGGCGCGAACAAACGTTTTTTCGTATCAAGTTTCTTTTTCATGTTTTACCTCTTTTACCTCTTGTTTTTATTTATTTGTGGGTATGCCCTGCGCCGTACCGCCACGCATGGCGGCACGGATAAGGAGGAGGTCCCGAACATCTGAACGTGTGTAATAATACACGGCGCAGGGCACAGCTTTTTAGTCATCCACCCCGCAGAAACGCAGGAAAGGTACTCGCGGGACTTTTACGCGTCTGCCGACAACGCAAACCGGGAAGCCCAGCGCCTCCGGCGCTTGCCGCGCTGTCTCACGCAGGTAGAGCGGGTCGGCTTTTAGGATAGGCGCAATGTCCGCCACAGTAACAAAAATCCTGTCGTCATTTTTTATGACGTCAAGTTGGGATGCCGCTGTCACTGCGTATCACCTCCGATTTTCGAAATGTAGTCGTTAAGAATCTGTTCGCTTTTGGCAAGCACACGATCCGGCTGTGGGCCTGTCCGACTGCCGCGCAGGATGTTGCACAGTACCGTATGCGGCACGGGTTCGCCTGCATCCTCCAGTCGGCGGCGCAGCCACGCCGTGGAAAGCGTTTGCTCGACCAATTTCATTTTTATCTCCGTTCCTGTCATTTTTTCTCCCTTTTCTTCATTTTTTATATTGTCAATTCTTGACATTATCGCGCCGGACTGGTATAATAAGGTTGCCACACCGTATAAATTTTGTCGGGCGTTTTGCCTGTCAAAATCTGACATCGTTATTATACTATAGGATTCCCTATAATGCAAGCGTTTTTATAGCGATTCCTATAATATATTTTGGAGGCAAAAATGGACACGACACGAATAATAAATTTGACAAAACAACAAGGGAAAACTCTTGTTTATATCTGCAAACTTATCGGCAGAGCAGGAAATTACTTAAACGAAGTGAAAAACAAGGGTTTAACAATGCCCGAAGAATACCTACAAACAATCGCGGCCGATCTGGGTACCACGCCCGAGTATCTGCGCGGAGAGACGGATATAGTAACGCCGCCGCGCGAGACGGACGGACAGACAGCGGATGTCACCGTTGATGATATGATTGTTTTTCACAGAGATGGGAAAACAACAAAGTTAAAAATGTCATCGGACAGGATAGCGGCAATCGAAAAAATCGCTCAGGTTCTCGCGGACGGCGGAAACACTGACGATTTATAAAAAGGAGAAATATATGAACGACAGCAAAAAAGCTTTGCTTATTTTCGGCGGTCTTGCGGCGGTGGTCGTCATCGTCGTGGGTGTCATGATGTCAAAAACGGCTTTTTGGCTGGTCGGACTGCTCGCGCTTTTGGGCATCATCATAGCAGCCGCAGCCGCCTCGGACGGCAGTCGGAAATCCGATGCGCCGCTGCGTGAGGACGAGATCCTCGATCCGGAGGAGCGTTTCGGTTTTGCTTTTGCCGTGAAAGTTGTCGGTGTGTCGTTTCCCAACGACGATCCTAAGGCACCGCACCGGCAGGCGGTGCTTCGCGAAGCCTTCGAGGGCGGCGGTGTGCTGGATGATGATCCTGACAGCCGATATGTCCCCGGCGCACTGCGCAGGTACAGCTATCAGGGGCAGCCGGCACTGCATGTCGTCACACAGTACGGCTGCATCGGCAGCATCGGCAGGGATGACCTGCCGGAGATCCTGCCCCTGATGCCCGATGTGCGCGTCATAGTGCGTGTGCACTCTAACAATTTTGACGATCGGCAGCTGTATAGTGCGGTTGCGAATATATTCACGGCGGAGACGGAAGCCGATGCCGATTAAATGCCTTCGCTGCGTCCCGGATGTGATCCGGGACGCTTTTGTGCACGGATGCGGGCCGTATCAGCGACTGCGCCGATGCGCCGCGATATAGTCGGCAAAGGCCTCATATACCTGCCGCTCCAGCGGCGACATCAAAAAACAGCTCCGCCCGCGGGTCATCAAAAAATCCTGCTCGCGCTCATACAGCTCCGCCATGCGGGCAGCACGGAAGCGTGCTGCCGGAAGACTGATGCTGCACAGCGCCGCGATCTGCTCCGGGGTATGCACACCACAGCCCCAAAGCACGCATGCAGGCGCAAGCAGCCGCGAAGCGAAGACGTTTGCAGCCTGCTCGACCGCCGCATCACCGTCGGCGGGCTCGCAATTTTTTAGTCTGCCGCTATGATGCAGCATGATGTGTCCCAGCTCGTGTGCGATGGTAAACCGCTGCCGCTCCGGCGTGCAGCGGGTATTATCATAAAATATGATTTTACCCAAAGTAAAGCCATCGTTTTCGGCCGCGTGCTCGGTCAGTCCGTACTGCCGGATCAGCGGATCCGCATCGTGATAGCTGATGACTGTCAGCCCCTCGGCGCGGCATATCGCACCGACCCTGACGGGCAGGGCAGTGACGTTGTGCTTTAGCAGCAGCCGCCATGTCATATCGCGGGATTGTCTATAATCTGCATAGTCCATATATATCACCTCCGCGGGTGATTATACACGCGGAAGCACTGAATGTCATGTGGTAATATATGGTGCGAATTTGCAGTTGCAAAAAGCAAAAAAAAGATATAAAATGTTTTTGGGGGTAAAAAGTTATGATTTGCAAAAAGTGCAAAAAAGATGTGCCTGATGGCCGATACTGCATAGCCTGCGGCGCGGACCAGTCCGCGTCAAAAAAAACGCGCCCCCGCACGCGTCCCAACGGCACCGGCACGGCGTACAAGCGCGGCAGCACGTGGACGGCGCAGGTGACCGTCGGCATCAAGCGCGATCCGGATACGGGCCGTGTGCAGCAGGTCCGCCGCACTAAAGGCGGATTTAAAACAAAGCGTGAAGCTTTGGAATTTTGCCAGCAATTAGCGAATGCAGCCATGCCCAAAAAGCATGTAACTTTTGGCGATTTGTGGGAGCAATACGAAAAGACAAAATTTAGGCAGCTCAGCGCATCAAAGCAGTGCGGCTATCGCACTGCCCTAAAGCGGCTCGGCGATATGATCTATACGCGCATCGATGCCGTGACCATAGCAGACCTGCAAGGGCTGGTGGACGGCTTGACGTTTTACTGCGCGCGAGACATAAAAGTTATCTTAAGACATATGTACAAAATTGCCCTTGTGCAAGGGTGGGCAGAGAGGGATTTGGCGGCATTCATCACACTACCGCCGCGAAATGAAAAAGAAAGAACTCCGTTTACAGATGAGGAAATCTGTGCTATATGGCGGGGATACGATGCAGGCGACACATGGGCAGGATATATCTTGCTGATGATTTACACGGGCATGATGCCCGGCGAGCTGATATACTGCCGTAAAGATATGGTACATCTTGACAGTCATCAGATCATCGGTGCAGGCCTAAAAACGAACGAACGCAAAGAAAAACCCATCGTTATAGCTGACTTTTTGATGCCCGTCGTGCAGGCGCTGATAGACTATGCGGGCGACTCGCCCATGCTGTGCGGTACGTGCGCAGGCAAAAAAGAAGCGTTTTACAAGGCATACTACGCTTGCATCGCAAGATGCGGATGCCGAAGGCTTACGCCGTACTCATGCCGTCATACTACGGCTACAGCCTGCGCTGTCGGCGCAAGGATAGCCCCAAGTGTCATCCAGCGCATCATGCGCCACGCGACGATAACGACAACCCAAAGATATATCCACCCCGACGAGTCTGCCGTGCTGGATGCCATAAACACGTTAAACCCCAACCAAAACAGCCCGGTGAATTAATATATTCCGCCTGTACATAAAAATGTATTGACGCACAGCCGGCACGATGGTATCATATATGCGTGGTCAGCAATGACCCGGTCAAGTCCACCACGTGCGACAAGTTGACTTTCCCCGCATTTGCGGGGGTGATCCTAATAAAGATCTTTTTTCAACTTCAGCACGAGGTGTGTGGATTTAAACGAAAACGAAAATTCGCTTGATTAAATCGGGCGAAAATCGTCGGAGTCCTGCTCCGGAAAGCACCTGCCGAAAGGCAGGTGCTTTTTTGTAGCCGTTGTGCCGGCAGCAAGGCTCTGAAATTAATAAATATATTTAGAATTCATTAATTAAACGCTTGACAAAATTAACCAATTGTTGTATAATTAATTTGTGCTCAGGAAAGCACAATCTGGCAGGAGGAGGAGAGGAGCATGAAGATGAAGCGATTGATCGCAAGACTCATCGAGTGGATG